AAGCGTATGTCTCCACATTTCATTTCAGCAGCTTTTGATATTTTGATCAGATTATGCAAGAAGAGTGGAAATTATGATGAAGATGATATTATGGTTCTTGAAGGAATAAAGAAAGATACAGCTTTTCCATTGGTTGATTTTAATGGTGATTTAGTCCAATTTTATGGATCTAATCCATCAGGACATCCTCTTACAGTGATTATCAATAGTTTGGTAAATTCTTTATATATGAGGTATGCTTATCATTTATTGAATCCAAATAGTGAAGTTAAAACTTTTAGGGACAATGTAAGTTTGATGACTTATGGGGATGATAATATCATGAGTGTTGCGAAACACAATTCATGGTATAATCATACTACAGTATCTGCTGCTTTTGCTACTATGGGAATTACCTATACAATGGCGGATAAAGATGCAGAGTCGATTCCTCTTATTCATATTCGTGATGCTTCTTTTCTTAAGAGAACCTGGAATTTTGATCATGATGGTGGTGCATATTTTGCACCTTTAGATCATTCATCAATTGAAAAAATGTTGATGGTTTGGGTCAGATCTAAAACCATATCAACTGAAGAACAAATGTTGGCTGTCATTACATCAGCTGTACGAGAGTACTTCTTTTATGGACGAATAATCTATGAAGAAAAAATCGATCTTCTTAAAAATTTGGTAAAACAAGTTATGATTGAAGATTGGGTCTTAGAGACCACATTTCCTACATTTGACCAATTGGTTAAAGAATTTTGGGAAAATTCACGCCGTGTTTGCGGCAAAGATATAGTTGATCAATTGACTATAGAAAATAAGGTGTTTAATCTACCATCTCAAACCAACTAAGATTAATGAAATATAATTACTGTGTGTATCAAACTAAATGTACTTTCATAATGATACATAAGTGTGGATATTTCATTTAACTCTGCCTGAGCGTTCCTCAAAATCCCTATTTAGGGAAAGGTTTGGCTGAACCTAAAAAGAAATGTACAATTTCACTGCAATGTATGAGTCTGCAGCAGTGATCTTATAATCGACTT